CCCCGATTGATCTGTCCGATCTCGGTGACCGCAAGCTGACCCTCAGCATCGGAGACACTCAGGTTGAGGTGACTGGCGAGGAACTGAGCAAGGGCTACCTGCGGCAGTCGGACTATTCGCGCAAGACGCAAGAACTTGCCAACCACCGTCGCCAGATCGAGGAGCAGGCGCAGCAGTATGCTGCCGTCATGCCGCAGATCGAGGCGATGCTCGCGCAGCAGATGCAGGCTGAGCCGGACTGGGACACTCTCCTCCGGGACGACCCTATCGGCTACATCCAGCAGCAGCACGAGTGGAACCAGCGCAAGGCGATGCTCGACGCGGCACGTGCCGACCGTCAGCGGCTTGAGGCCATGGCGATGCAGCGCGAACGCGAGACGATGGTGCGCAACGTGCTCGACGCAATGCCGGAATGGCGGGACGAGGCCAAGGGCCGCGCCGCTTTGAACGACATTTTCGAGTATGGCGCCAGCATCGGAGCATCCGAGGATGAGATCAAGGCGATTGCCGACCATCGCATCCTGATCGGCCTCTACAAGGCCGCGCAATACGACAAGCTCACCGCGAAATCCAAGGCTCCCAAGCCCGTCGCGAAGCCCGTCGCGCCGCCGGTAAAGCCGTCCGCCAAGCCGGTTCGCAAGACTTCCGAAGTCACACGCGCGAAGCAGCGTTTCGCAAAAACCCGATCCAGCGCAGACGCGGTCTCGCTGATCGACAAACTCCTCTGATCTCCAAGGAAGAACAACAATGGCTGCGTCCACTGGAACTTTCACTACCACGGTTGCCAAGGGCAACCGTGAGGACCTCTCGAACGTCATCTCCAACCTGTCGCCGGTCGATACTCCGTTCCTCGGCCTCATCGGCAATGGCACCCTCGGCAACGTGGTTGCCTCGTGGCAGACCGAGCGCAATGCTGGCCCCGACCTGAACAACGCGCACTCGGAAGGCGCCGACTTCGCGGCGCAGACCCGCACCCCGACCACCGTCCTCAGCAACACCGCGCAGATTTTCAAGAAGAACGCCAAGGTGTCGCGCACGCAGGAGAAGGTGAAGTCCGCTGGCCGCACCTCCGAGATGGCGCACCAGATCGAGAAGGCCGGTAAGGAACTCAAGACCGACATCGAGGCGATCCTGCTCTCCACGCAGGCCCGCAGCGACGGCGACCCGCGCAAGACCCGCTCGTTCGAGCACTTCATCGCGCAGAACGGCATCTCCAACCATGGCACGGGTTTCTCCGGCGCCACCACTGAGACGACCGCGATCACCGACGAGTCCGCGAAGCGCAGCTTCACCGAGGACCTGCTCAAGACCGTGCTGAACGCCGGTTGGGAAGCCGGTGCGAGGCCGAGCCACATGCTGGTCGGCATCTACAGCAAGGCCCGCTTCAACGGCTTCAAGGGCCGCGAGGCGAGCCGCGTGACCGTCGATGCCGACACCATCATGTCGAACGTGGACTACTACCTGTCCGACGCTGGCGAACTGTTCGTGATCCCGGCGCGCAACATGCGCAAGTCCTCGGCCCTGCTGATCGACCCGAGCCTCGTCAAGGCCCGCTGGCTGTCCAAGTATGAGGTCTCGGACGTGAACGTCACGATGGACGGCAAGGTGCGCGAGATCGTCTCCGAGATGGCCCTTGAGGTCACCGACCCGGCCGGTCACATGTCGATCACCGGCCTCGCGACCTCCGCTGGCGAGGAGCCCGCCGCCTAACGCGGTCCTCCACTGACTTGACGGACGGCGCCTTCGGGCGCCGTCTGCGTTTGGGGGCGCGGCAGATAAATATCGCCATGCCCGCCATCTACGATCAGAACGGCTCCGTCATCCGCGAGCTACACTACGAAAACGAGGACCTTTCCGGTCAGGTGACCATGGTCACGCGGCAGGACGCCGATGCCCTGCTGCGCGCCGCCGCGCTACAGCGCGAGATCGAGGAGCGCAAGCCGAAGTCGGCCGATGGTCTCCGCAACATGGCGAAGATTCCGCTGACCGTGGTCGAGCAGGCCATGCGCGAGGGCTGGATTCACGATAAAGCCAAGTGGCGCGCGTGGCTGAATGATCCCGACAACGCGCGGCTCCGCGTGACCGGAGGGCGTGTCTGATGGCGCTCGCCACCTACACCGACCTGATCGCCGCCGTCCGCGACACGTTCGTCGGCCAGCTTTTCGCCGACGCCGATCTCTCCCGTTTCGTCACGCTCGCCGAGGCCGAGATCAACCGCTCGCTCCGCGTGCGCGAGATGATTCGCCGCCGTGTGTCTCCCGTCGATGGCGCTTATGTGACGCTGCCCGGTGATTATCTTGAGGCGCGCAACATCACGCTGCTGACCGATCCGCAGCGCACGCTCGAAGCGGTCGGGCTCGATCTGGCGGACCAGTATCGCGACCGTGGCTCGGTGCCGCGCTACTACGCGGTCTCGGGCCAGCAGATGGAAATTCTGCCGACCCCGCCGGGCGGCACGCCGGATGTCGAGATGGTCTATTATGGCCGTCTCCCGAGCGTCGAGACCACGGAGACGAACTGGCTGCTCAAGACCGCGCCGGACCTCTATCTGAGCCTCGCGCTCAAGCACGCGGCGGTGTTCGTCGTCGCCGACGAGCGCGCGCAGGTGTTCGCCGCCGAGGCCATGCGTCTCATCACTGATCTCAACCGAGCGGGCCAAATGGCCGAGTTCGGCTCGGCGCCGTTGCGCGTCCGCACGTCCACCTATTTCGGCTGAGGAATCCGACCCGATGGCAATGAGCACCTATCTCCGCGACAAGCTGCTGAACCACGCGCTCTGCGGCACCGTCTACACCGCGCCTGCGACCAAATACCTCGCGCTGATGACGACCGCGCCGACCGATGCGGGCGGCGGCGTCGAGATCAGCACCACCGGCACCGGCTATGCCCGCAAGTCCGGCACGTTCGCGCTGACGGCGGGCACCGCCAGCACCGCGAGCAAAGCCAGCCTGACGGCCGCCGTCGAGTTCGCGGCGGCAACCTCGAACTGGGGCACGATCACGCACGTGGCCGTCTATGACGCGCTCACGGGCGGCAATTTGCTGTTTTGGAGCCCCATCGACGTGCCGAAAAACATCGGGTCCGGCGACGTGTATCGCGAGGGCAGCCTCTCCATCGACCTGATCTGACCGGTCGATGCTCGGCTTCGGTCCCCTCGCGGCGCGCCCTCTTGGCGCCGAGCGTCCCCGCCTGACGCTCACCGGAGACGGTGCGGCTCATGCCTCCGCAACCGCTCAGGGGACGGGGAACGCCGTGCGCTGGGGCACCGGAGCGGCGCACGCGACCGTCTCGGCCACGGGAGCCGCAATCGCGGTTCGGATCGCAACGGCGGAGGCTCATGCGACCGTCTCGGCCACGGGAGCCGCGACCAAGATCGTGATCGGCGGCAGCGAGGCGCATGTGACCGTCACGGCACGCGGGACCGGCAGCTATCTCACCACCGCGACCGCATCGACCATCGTCCACGCCACAGCAACCGGCACCGGCAACACGTTGTGGAACGAGAGCCCACCGCTCTCGGGCGAGGCTTCGTGGAGCACGGTCGATGACGCGGCCGACGATCTGTGGATCGATGTCGATGGCGCGACCGAGGGAAACTGGCGGGACGCATAAATATCGGCTGACACGCCACGAGTCCCGAGAATGCCCGATACCTACACGCCGAACTACAACCTGACGCTCGTCGAAATCGGCGCCTCGCGGAACACGTGGGGGCAGAAAGAGAATGCGAATTTCTCGGCCCTCGACGGTGCGCTCAAGCTCGTCGATGACAATGCGAAGTCGGGCATCGCGGGCGCGAATGCGAACGCGGACGGTCGTGTGAGCAAGGGCGGCGACACCATGACCGGTGCGCTGGTGACCCCCAAGCTGCACATCGACACCAACCTCTCGCTGACGCTCTACAACAACAGTCCGCTACTGACGTTCGATGCGGGCGGCCAGAACATCTGGTTCGACCGACCCAGCAAGACCTTCGCACTCGCCATCGACAGCGTGCCGCGCATCACGGTCACGCCATCTGGGGTGACGATGCTGCACCCGCTGACTTTGCAGTCCGCGCCCACGGCCGCGTCCCATGCGGCGACCAAATCCTACGTGGACACGGCGGTTGGTGGCGCGAACGCCAACGCCAACGGCCGCCTCTCGACCTCTGGCGGCACCGTCTCGGGCAACGTGACGGTCGCGGGCATTACCTACGGCGACGGATTCCGTTTCCGGTCAGATGGCGGCACGGGGCTGGACCTCGCAGGCACAAACAGCATCCATCTGACCTGCGGCGGTGTCGCGACCGTGCGCGTTGACAGCGCGGGCATCGTCCACAATCAGTATGGCTATCTCCACGATTGTTTCATGCGGCGCGATGCCGCGCAGCCGTTCGTTGGACGCCCGCTCGTGCAGATGGCGGACCCGCGCGTCGGCCTCTACTGGCCCGGTCTCGGTGTTTGGAACCAGTGGATGTCGAGTGACGGCTACTACAACCTCGTCCCCTCCGACAATTTCAATGACTGGCGCTTCCGGTTTTCCATCGGCGGCGATTTCACCGCCAAGGGCAACGTCTCGGCCCTGTCCGATGCAAGCGTCAAGACGGACATCACCACCATCACGGACGCGCTCTCGACCGTCAAGCAATTGACCGGCCGCACCTACCAGCGCACCGATCTCAATGACCCGGACAAGCGCCACATTGGCCTGATCGCGCAGGAAGTGCAGCAGATCGTCCCCGAGGTCGTCACCGAGACCGGCGAAGGCAAGCTCGCGGTCAGCTACGCGAACCTCGTGCCCCTGCTGATCGAGGCCATCAAGGACCTCTCGGCCGAAGTGGAGGCGCTCCGTGGCTGATCTGCTCTCCGCGACCGCCCGCGCCCGGCAATACAAGCCGGGCGTGGCGGACAACCTGATCTCGCTGTGCGACGGCATCGTGCTGCTCGGCGGTCCGCGCTACAACGATCTGATCAGCGCCTCGAACTGGATCATGGCCTATCAGCCTGCGGTCGAGCCGCCGCCCACTGGCGGAGGAGACGGTCAGGCGGGTGGTGAGGCCAGTGACGGCAGCGGCGATGGCGGTGACGGCACGGGCGGCGATACCGGCGGAGCCGCACCCTGATGGCGTCCACTCCCAACCAGATCAGCATTCCGCCGGGCGTGGTGCGTGGCGCGACGCCGAGCCAGTCGGCCGGACGGTGGTATGACGCGAACCAGATCATCTGGCGCGATGGCGTGATGCAGCCGCTGCCGGGCTGGTCGCGCGTAACGCAGTTTCCGCTCGGCTCGACGCCGCGCAAGCTCCACATCCATCTGAGCAACGACAACATCCCCTATTGGTTCGCGGGCTGCGACGAGAAACTGTATGTGATGGAGGGCAGCGTCCTCACCGACATCACCCCGGTTGGGTTCTCGGGTCAGTCCACGATGAACCTGCCGGACGGTTTTGGCGTGGGTGGGTTCGGTGATGAGGACTACGGCACGCCGCGTTCGCAGGGCACCGTCGAGTTCCTCCGGAGCATGAACTGGTCCCTCAATGCGTTCGGCGAGGCGACCATCGCCAGCGCCTCCACGGACGGCCGCCTCTACTGGTGGAGCCCCGACAACCCGACCGCGCAGGCGACCGTCCTCTCGAACGCGCCGACCGGCATCCGGGCGAGCATCGTCGCCGCACAGTCCCGGCAGGTCATGGTCGCGGGCGTCACCACGCATCCGCGCCGCATTGCTTGGTCGGATGTCGAAAATCCGAACGAGTGGATGTGGGACACCACGTTGTTGTCCGACGATCCCGGTGCCACGCCGCAGACCACGACCGCCGGGTGGCTCGATCTTGAAGCGGACGGCCTCCTCCTCGGCCTCTACGAGGTCGCCGAGGGCATTTTGTGCATCGCCGAGTCCGACTGCTGGCTGCTGCGCTATCAGGGCGGACCCTACTACTGGGGACGCCAGCGCGTCGCCACGGCCACCTCGATCCTGAGCCCGCACACGGTCGCGACCTTTCAGGGCAAGGCCGCGTGGATGACGAAATCCGGCTTCGCGCTCTACGAAGCGGGCAACGTCCGCGTCCTGCCGTCCGATGTGAGTTACTACGTCGCGGCGACGATGGACCCGCTCTATGGTCCGCTGACCGCGCATGGCGCCGCGACCGGCGAGCGCGAGATCATCTGGTTCTATCCCTCGAAGGGGTCCACGAAACCCGATTCCTACGTCATCTGGTCCCATGCCGAGAACTGGTGGTCCATCGGCAAGCTGGACCGCACGGCGTTCGTCAATGCGGGCGCGCACCTCTATCCCGTCGCCTCCGACAGCGCCGGGCACATCTACCAGCACAACGACGGCACGACCGCCGCTGGCGCGTCGCGCATCGGTGACGTGTGGGCGGAGACTGGCGTGATCAGCGGCAACGGGCAGGTCGCGATCATGCGCGGGATGCTCGACAGTGGAACCAATGTCGAGAGCACCACGGTGCAGGTCCTCTCGCGGCAGACGCATGACGGCGCCGAGATCGTCGGCCCGACCCGCACCCCGCGCGCGGACGGTTACACGCCGATGCGCGATGGTGGGCGCGACCTGCGGATCAGGATCGAAGCCCACACCGACGACCTCTGGTCCATCGGCAAGCCGACATTCGAATTGACGCAGACGGGCAACCGATGATTGTCAATTTCCCCTCTGCGCCGGGGCTGCTCGGCACGGTCACGCAGATCATCCAAAGGGCACTCGTGCGCGTGGTGGATCAAGACTCGGCGGCTGAGCACGTGATCCTCGCGGACACCGTCGATAAGAGCCTGTGGCGCGTCACGGTCACCAACGGTGTCCTGACAGCCACGCGGGTGGGCTAAAGCTCATAAATACGGGCCGATAAGAGGCCCATCTTTGAGCAAAACCATCCCCGCCGACCTGCTGCGCAAGATCGAGAACGCTCTCGCGCGCGGCGGCAACACCCACACGCTGGACGATGTGATCAGCGGTCTGCGGAGCGGCGTTTATGCGTCGTTCAACCGTCCGAACAGCATTCTCGTCTGCGAGTTGGTGCGGCGTCCGCGCTCGCTCTCCGCTCACTGTTTCCTCGCCGCCGGTCGGCTCCACGAACTCGAAGCTCTCTACGGGGAGTTCGAGACGTGGGCGCGCGCTGAGGGCGCGGACCGTCTCACGCTCGTGGGGCGCCGTGGTTGGGAGCGAGTTGGCAAGCGGTTCGGTTGGGATGTCACCGCCGTCGAGATGACCAAGAGCCTCGTCCAAACAAACGAGGAGGCACGCTGATGGGTAGCTCATCCGGTGGCACGCAGAGCACGACGACCAAAACCGAGTTGCCGCCGTGGCTCGACAGCTATGCGCAGGACACGCTGAAATTCGCGGGCGAGGTCGCGGATCGTCCCTATCAGAGCTACACGGGCAACCGCGTCGCGGGGATGACGGGCGACCAGAACGCCGCCGCGCAGACGATCCGCAACATGCAGGGTCAGGCCGGGCAGGGTATCTCGACCGCGCAGACCATGACGGCGGGCGTCGCGGGCTACAGTCCGCTGACGGTGGGCGCGAACTACAATCCGCAGCAGGTCTCGACCGGCACGCTGGCGGGCGCTGACCTTTCGGACTACCAGAACCCCTACACGCAGCAGGTCATCAACAGCGGCCTCGACACGCTTGAGCAGTCGCGTCGCGCTGGCCTGAACCAGACCGCCGATCAAGCCATCGCGGCGGGCGCCTTCGGGGGCTCGCGTCAGGGTGTGGCCGAGGGCGTGGTCAACGCGCAGTCCTCGAAGGACAAGGCGGCGTTCGTCGCCGAGCAGCAGGCCGCGAACTACAATCAGGCTGTCCAGAACTACACCAACGATCAGGCCCGTCTCCTCTCGGCCGCGACCGCGAACCAGACCGCCGGGCTGAATGCCGCCTCCCTGAACCAGCAGGGCCAGATCAGCAATCAGCAGGCCCTCGCGAATGCGGCGAACCTGCAACTCGCGGCGGCCAATCAATACGGCAACCTCGCGCTGTCGGGCCAGCAGGCCGCGATGAACGACGCCTCCGCACAGTCGCAGGTCGGCGCGCAGCAGCAGGCGGTCACGCAGGCTGGCTACGACGTGGCTTACAACAACTGGCTGGAACAGCAGAACTACCCGTTGCAGCAGTTGCAGACCCGGCTCTCCGCGCTCGGCGGCACGCCCTATGGGGGCACTTCGACGCAGATCACGCCGGTTGCGGGTCAGAATCGCGCGATGGGTGCGCTCGGCGGCGCGGCGACCGGTGCCAGCATGGGCGCGATGGTGGGCGGCCCCTATGGCGCGGCCATCGGCGGCGTCGCGGGCGGCATCTACGGCGCCGTCTCGTCGGACCGTCGCGACAAGACCGACATCAAGCGTCTCGGCACGGACCCGGAGAGCGGGCTCGATCTCTATGCGTATCGCTACAAGGGCGACCCGAAATCCTATCCGAAGGTCGTGGGTCCCATGGCGCAGGATGTCGAGGCGTCGATGCCGGGAAGCACCGCCGAGATCGGCGGGCACAAGATTATCAAGCGGCCGTTGCAGACGCGGCTCGGGAAGGGAGGCGCGCGATGAGCGGCACGATGGGCGGAAACAACTGGGGCTATCTCGGGCAGTTGCTCGGCCTCGGCGGCGCGGGCGGTGCCAGCGGCATGACCGGCGGCATGAGTGGCGGCACGCAGGGCACCGATCCGCAGGGGCTTTACACGGGCGTCCAGAGCGAGGCCCTGCCGACCATCCCCGGCACCACCGCGCAGCCGAATCTCGTGCGTGAGCCGACCACCGCGCAGCCTGCGCCGAGCAGCCCGGACGCCGGGACGGGCTTCAACTGGCAGGACCTCAACAAGGGTCTACAGGGCATGGCGCAGGGCGCAGGCCAGATGCAGAAGGCGCAGCAGGGCGCCACGCCCGCCGCACCGGCCGCACAGTCGCCCGGTTTCCATCGCCCGCAGGGCGGCGCTGCTCTGCCGACGCAGCAGGGCTATCAGGTGCAATTGAGCCTGCCGCAGTTGCTCGCCGCGTATCGGGGAGGCGTCCGCTGATGTCTGACGACAACACGCCCTCGTGGCTTGAGCGCCAGTTGAGCGGCGCATGGGATGGCTGGTCTGGTTTCTGGCAGCCGACCGCCGCCGACGTGCCGCAGAAGGCACTCTACGACGCCGACACCCTCGGTGCCGCGCGCATGTCCGCGCTCGGCAATTTCGGCGCGACCTTGCTCGCGGCCAGTCAGGGCGGCCAGACTTACAACCAGCGCGCCGCGCTGCTCGGGCAACTGGGTGGCGGCATGGACGCCTACAACAAGACGCTCGACCGGGGCGCGCAGAACGCGGTTGCGCGCGCGCAGCTTGGCACGGCGCAGGCGCAGTTGATCAGCGCGCAAACCAAGCAGCAGCAGCTTGCGGGATGGCAGGACACCCTCAAGGGCCTGTTCCAGCAGGGCATTCCGACCGGTGATCAGCAGACGGTCGCGCAGACGGTCAGCAACACGGTCCCGAGCCCGGTGACGCCGATTGATCAATTCGGTTCGCGGCTCGGTCGGCGTGAGGGTGGCAGCCGGGCCGACATCGCGAATTCGGCCGGATACTCCGGGCAGTATCAGATGGGGACGGCGCGTCTCGCCGATCTGGGTTTCTACCAGCCCGCCGAAGGCGAGAGCCTCAAAACGAATCAGTGGCAGGGGACGCTCAACATCCCCGGTTTCCCGCAGGTCCGCACGCAAGCTGATTTCCTCGCGAGCCCCGAGGCGCAGCAGGTCGTGTTCGGCAAGCACATGTCGGCCATCGACGCAGCCATCGACAAGACGCCGGGCGCCGAGACGATGTCGCGTGACGGTCTCCGGGCCGTCGCGCATCTCGGCGGCGTTGGCGGGATGCAGCGGTTTGTTTCGTCCGGCGGTCTCTATGATCCGGCGGACAGCAACGGCACGCATCTCTCCGGCTACTACCGCCAGTTCAGCGCCGCGAACCAGCAGCCAACCGGCGCGAGCCCGTCGCCCGCACCGGCTCCGCAGACGCAGCAGCAGGTCGTGCAGGGCTTCATCGCGGGCCTCGACCCGGATCGTCGGCGCATTCTCTACGCCACGCTCTCGGGTATGGATCGCGAGGAGGGCTCGAAGAAGCTGCTCGATTTGGCGATGTCCAACGAGTCCTACCAGACGCTGTCGCCGACCGAGGCGCAGCGTGTCGCGGGCGGTGCCTACAACCCGCGCGCCGTCTACCAGCGCAACTCGCGCACCGGCCAGATCACGATTCAGGCCACGCCCGAGGAGCGCGTCACTTACCGCGCGCTGACGCCGCAGGAGGTGCAGCAGCGTGGTCTCGATCCGTCGCGGCAGTATCAAGTCAGCAGCGCCGGGCAGGTCGAGCCGATGCAGCAGGGCCGCGCGACGATGCGGCAGTTGACGCCCGAGGAGGTCCGGCAGCGTGGTCTCGACGCGCGGCAGGGTTGGCAGATCGACAGCGACGGCAAGGTCACGCAGATCGGCGGCGGCGGCACAAACGTCACGCTGAACACCGACAACGCGACGATGAAATACTCGTTCGAGACTCTCGGCCGTGAGCGACAGGCTATCGAGGCGCAGCGTCCCGCAATGGCGCAGTTGCAGCAGATGATGGACCTCGTGAGCAGCGGGATGAAGTCCGGCAACCTCGAAAATCTGACGATGAACTTCCGGGGCTGGTTGAACACGGCGGGAATCCTGAGCGCCGACGATAAGCGCAACTACACCATGCAGGAGTTGTTCGAGCAAGCTTCGAAGAAGCTCATCCCCGCCAGCCTGCCGCCGGGTGCTGCGTCGGACACCGACGTGAAACTTGCCATGCGCGCGAACCCAACGCTCGACAACACGCCGCAGGGCATCATGCTCAAAGCGGCCGTCGCGATGCAGGCGATCCGCTACAACGAGGAGCGTCTCGCGGCGATGGAGGTTTATGCGACCACCCCCGGTCCGGACGGTCAGACGCGCGGCGTGATCGGGTTCGATCAGCAGTGGCGCAAAGAGCACCCGCAGATCATCCCGCGCGTGGAGTCGCTTGACGAGACCAAGGACATGCAGCCGGGCACCGTCGTCAAGCTGCCCTCCGGGATGCCCGACGACATCCGCAAATCCTACCCGCACTACCCGTTCTACATCGTGGGCGCTAACTGATGGCCGAAACTATCGACTGGGAAAAGTTCCGGAGACCTGCCCCGCAGGCTCCGGCCACTGACGCGAATGCTGCTCCTGCTGCTCAGGACGCTGGCCCGAACTGGGACGCCTTCCGTCGTGCCGCTCCGCAGGCGCCGCAGCCTGCCGAACCGGCGGCTCCGGCCGACCCGTGGTATACGCCAAGCGGCGCATGGGAGCGCACGCGCAATCTGGTCTCGGGCGCGAACCGCACCGAGTATCCGGACCTGCCCGAGTTCAGCGCCGCGCCGGAAGTGCAGACCGGTTCCGGCAGCATGGCGGCGGGTGCGGGCTACATGTTTTCGAAGAACGACGAGCAGCTTCTTGGCATCCTGCGCCAGCAGTATCCGGACGCGACGTTCAGCAAGGACAAGTTCGGCAACACGATCATCGAGCACAACGGCCAGCGATACTACGTCAACAAGCCGGGTCTGAGCGGCGCCGACATCGCCGGGTTCGGGCGTCCGGTCATTGAGTTCGGCGCGGGTCTGCTGACGCGCAATCCCGTCGCAGCGCCAACCGTCGCGGCCGGAACCTCGGCGGCGCTTGACCTGTCGCTCTCGCCCATCGGCGGCGGTCTCGATCCTGTCGGCATCGGCAAGGACGCCGTCCTCGCGGGTGTGGGTCAGGTCGTGGGCGACCGCATCGCCGCAGCGGTGCCGCGCATCCTCGGCGCGGTCCGGGAGTGGCGCTGGACCGGTAAGCTCGTCGGCGATGATGGCAAGTTTACCGCGACGGGCGAGGCGATCCTGCGCCGGGCCGGTGAAGACCCCGCGAGCTTCACGCCCGAGCAGGCGAAGCAGATCGGCAAGATGGTCGCGCGCGAGTTCGGCAGCGACGCTCGCGAGACGGCCGCCGCTTCGGTCGCCTCCGGTAAGGCCCGCAGCGCCGAGTTCGAGATTCCGCGCACCAAGGGGCAGACCCTCAAGGAGATCGACCCCGAACTCCTCCGCTGGGAGGATCGCGCCCGGCATGGCAGCTACGGCGGCGGCGCCGAGAAGACCATGCGGGATTTCGATCTCCGCCAGCGTGCGGCAGCGGACCGTGCCGTCGAGACCCTGCGGACGGATTTCACCGGGCAGCCGGTGGCCCGCGATGTCAACGACATCGGCGAGCGTGCGCTCACAAACCTGCGGGACGCTTATCAGCGCCGTGTCGATGAGACCCGCCGTCTCTATGACGACGTGTCGATGTTCCGCCCGGACGGGACGCCCGCCGCCTCGGTGCAGCCCACGGCGCTGGCCGGTCTGCGGGACCGCTTGGAGACCGCGACCCGCGAGTTCCTGCCGAACCAACAGACCACGCCGGGCACTCGCCTGATCCTCGATCACGTCAACGGACTGGTCGAGCGCAAGCAGCCGCTCAGCATCGGCGAGTTCGAGAGCCTCCGCCGGACCATCATGCGCCAGCAGCAGGCCAATCCCGGCAACCGGGCAGACAACGCGGCGCTCGACATCGTCAAGCGCAACCTCGATGACTGGCTCGGCGAAAGCGTGCAGGCCGGGTCGGTCAGCGGTGATGCGGCGATCCTCGACCGGCTCCGCGCCGCCCGTGCGGCCCGCGCCACGCAGAGCGCGGAGTTCGAGCCGCGCGACGCCGCGCCGCGCGTCATGCAGATGCTCAAGCGGGGTTTGGAGACCGAGGGCACCACCGGGCGCGAGTTCGTGGACACGGTCCTCGGCGGTGGCCGCGAGATCGGCCATCCGGGCTCCGTCGCGGCGATCCAGCACATCGAGCGCGTGTTCGGCCGTGACAGCGAGATGTTCGGCCTCATGCGCGAGGGTGTCCTCGACCGGGTGCTCTCAGGAGTCCGGCCCGATGACCCGCTCACCTATCAGCGGCTCTACAACCAGTTGGCCGATGCGCTCGCAGCGAAGAAGGGCGCGCAGGTCATGGAGACGTTGTTCACGGTCGAGGAGCGCGGGCGGCTGACGCGGCTCATGCGCGAGATCAAGGACTTGCACGAGGGCACCCGGAAGATGAACAACTCCGAGACCGCCTATGCGCTGGCAGCGCATGTCGGCTCGGCGATTCGCTCCGTGGCCGCCATGGCAGCGGGACGTGCGGCC